TTAACTGTTTTCATGGCGCTGCATAAACGCATCCAACTTTAAAGTGGCTTCTCCTATTTTTTCTGGATCCAGCTTTTCTACGAACTGAATCAATTTCATGTCATTTTTCATAAGCTGAACCAACCCCAGGCTCATACTTTCAAAATTCTTTTTAGTTCCTTCAGCAAGAGCGATCACATTATCGTTAATTGCATCAATTTTTTCTGAAAGCAGTGCATAATTGTCTTCATTTCCCTTACGGTAATGACTTTGCTCATCATTAGCCTGCATTTCTTTCTTTTCTGGCCCTTTTGTTATTTCTCCCTCGCCAGTGAGAAGCCAGTCAATACTATATTGTGGATATTTTTTATTAATTATTTCTGCTAAATTTCTACTTATTGAAACTTGACCACGTAAAACTTTGTATATCCTTTCTGGCCGATCAAAATCTAACGAATCAGAAAATTGTTTCGGATTATCGAATTTTAAATCATCAATTATATGATTTATTGTCTCAATCGATTTTTTAATTCGAATGTCCATTACACTTTTTTTATTGTATATTCGTTTGTCAACTTTATTCTTTATGAAAGAACTACATGCCTACTTAACTTTATTAGGTTTCGATGTTTGTCCGCTTACCGCTAAATCAAATCGATTTTTCGGGAACATTATCACCGACACTGATAAGGAAGTAAAAACCCTCTTTATAAAAAGCCGAGATCCAGATTATAAAGACCTTCTTGTAATGGATATTTTTGACATCGAGGACAATCATGAAAGATCTGCCATTTCCAGACAAAAAGTATCCACTTCAAAAGAGCTAAGAACCCACATGCTTAATAGCTACAATCTTAAACGTTTATGCCCTGAGCTCTATCAAAAAATTGTTGAAACGCCTGTATAGCTCGCTCTTTTACTTCTATTACATTCTCAATAAATTCTGAGGAAGCTCCATAATTTTCAAAATAAGTAATTCTATCCAGTACCTCATTAAAAGAATCTATTGCTGCATGGTTCACATCATTATTTCGAATAATTTCCTGCGCGCTCTCCACAATCTTCCGTATTTCTGTCATTGTATACAGATCGTCTTTGGTCTTAGGTTTCTTTCCCTGTAGCTGCAAATACAGCGCTTTAAGCTCTTCAAAATCTTCCATAGCCAAATTTTAACAAAATTATTTTACACTTTATTTAGTGTATTACACTTTTTTTGTTGTATGTTTGTTTTGTCGTTAACAATGAACAACACCTTGAACAAATATAAAGAAGTTGTTTGTTACATACAATAGAAGAATTATATGATAAGCGCAACCCAAAGTATACAATTAAAAGATCGCATTGGTGGGAACTATCTCGCCAAGATTTCTATTTACTTCAACCAGCACATGATCTTTAATAAATTCAACCAACCTTTTTCCACTTCTTATTTATCTAGAGTGATCAATAGAAAACAATCAAATAAAAAGGTAGAAGATGGAATGTTCGCTTTAGCTAAAGAGCTTAAAGAAAAAGAAGAGAGAGAGGCAGTAAGGAGAGCAAAGATTTTAGAACCGGTAACTCCTCCAGATCATGAATAGTAAAAATACCAGAGACCAGGAGCTTATAAAGCTATTAGTGCAGGATAAATTATATACAGTTTTAACCAGGATCTTAATGCTTTTTGCAATTACAGTAGTATTTACGGCAATCTGTATTGTAGTAGCCTTATCAAACCCAAACTCTTATAAAAAAGCAAAGCCTGAAGCAGCAACTTCAGGCTTTATTCATAATTACTAACGCAAATTAATAGATCATGAACAACAAAAGTACAACATCGCTACAACACTCGCAACACTTAATTGCAGGTTTATTACCAGGAGACAGCAACATTGAATTCTTTGGATGCTGGGACACCTTAGAGGTTAAATTCACGCAAAACGGAAGCACTCATAATTTTAATGAGCTCTCTCCAGAAGACACTCGCACCTTAATGAATGCCTACAACAGCAATTTAGATGCTAGAACCGTGCTTTCTACTTATAAGGAAGATGGAAAAATAGTCTCTAGAGCTAGGCAATTAGAACTCTATACATATTTCATGTATGGCGGCACCGATAATCATGCAGATATGATTGATGGAGTTCTGCAGGAACCAGAAAACTACAGACATACCCGAAACTGCATTTCCCTAAAATTTAAAACCATTAAGCTCAACGGAAATCCATTAAAGAACCGGGAGATTTTCATGTTGGACGAGATGCTGGAAGATCATAAAAATTTAGTGATCGCAATGAAGATGAAAATAGCTGAAAGCACCTATAACCAACATGACGCAGAGTTAAAACAAAAAGCCGGAGTACATTCTAAACATGGCCTGTTAGTAAGAGCTTGGCAAGAAGGTGTAGGCCAATATTTTAATAGAGTGTAAAATGATTTTTAGAAAAGACATCACTTTTTACAAGCAGAAAATATCTCGAATTGAAGCCAATTTGGAGATGTTGAAGCATTCTAACCTTTGTTTTAAAGAGAAGGCAGATCTGCGCAAGATCTACTCATTACAACTTAGTTATTATAGAGAAAAGTTGAAGTCATTTCCCATAACTAAATAAGATTTGAATTAATGAGTACCATGACTGCTGATATTATTAAACCTGTTTTCAACGCCCTACCGTTGGAACAGCAGCAGGCATTTAAAGAATGGATCTTAGCCAATGAAGAGCTAAAAGCCATTCCTAAAAAAGAGAAGAAAAGTCTCCTGGATAAAGTAGCAGATCAACTAGGAGAAGAATGGAGACTAGAGAACACAGAAATGATGATATCTAATTTTATGAACAGCTAATAAATATGGGACCAACAAACAAAATTGCCCTGGCTATTAATGAGACGCTCCAACAGCGAGAATATGATAATATAGCAGGAAAGGAGCTCCCCCGTGCGCAGCGCAGGAAGTATGAACGAGATCTTAGAAAGCAAACCAAAAAGGCAGTTGGATTACTTACCAGGATAACAAAAGAAGAGCGCAACGGGAACCAGGAAGAACTGGAAAAATTGAAAGAGGAATATAGGATCTGGAAAGCAGATCTCAAGAAATAATATTATTGGAGAGGTGGCGAAATTGGCAGACGCTAGCTTAACGGCAAGATGAACGAGTGGTTGGATTCCACTATCGGGTATCCTAGGATTAATACCCTATCCTCGCAAAGGAGCATCGTGCAGGTTCGAATCCTGCCCTTTTCACAAAGCTCACTTAGTATGATCAGCTAAGTAAATATTTGGATAACAGATCCGTATAAAAATGAGAGTCCAATTGGCCTGACGAGGTTTTTGAAATACGTAAGTGAGAGGCTGCGAATGGGTGATCGCGCCAGATACTGGTAATCGAAAAAACTATACGCGAGTAGCTCGATTTTGAAGGTTCGATTCCTTCCCTCTCACCAAAGACCGGCCGGCCTTTTAGGATGGTTAAAGTTAAGGTTAGGTATAGGTTACAACCGGCCGGTTTTTATTAAAAGTATAATACCCAACAAATTTTGGGGTGGCCCTACCTACCCCATTTTTTAACAAGACCAAAAGCGAGGCTTAGCCTCCAAACCAAGTGCCGCAGGGATGGAGAACCCTACCCCTGCCCGCATTTGATTATAAAACTATAAAGTATGCAATTACAAGAGTCCTCCCAGCAAATGTCTATAGGTTCACTTATGCGCCAGAATTTGGAGCTCCTCCCTCAAGGATCTTCAAAAAGCCCTACCAAAAAGGCGTATAAGTATCCCTATATGGATAGCGAAGCCATTAATACCACCATCCAGAACGCCAAGAAATTTGCAGAGGCGTACAATAAAGCCCAGGATGAAAAAAGCTCCGGAATTCAGAAGATCAATAGAGAGCTTCGCCTGGCATTAAAATCAGATCCGCATACTACAGAGCAAAAAGTATTATTCCAGGAATATAAGCAGCAGGAAAAAATTTCCGGACTGGAACCAATGGCATATAACCAAAAAGTTCTAGAGTTTAATAGAGCGCACGGAACTCATTATTTTATGAGAACCTACAAAAAGCTAAAGAGCGAGATAGCTGTAACCTTTGCGCACCTGGTATTCTTTTATGCAGCCCAAATAAGATCCAACAACGCCCGAAAATTAAATGCCGGAGTAACTACCGCCGGAACATTGCCACGTTTATTAACCAATAGCGAAAACATAAAGCGATATAAGGTCGAGGGAGTGCCTCAGTGCCCTTTTCAGAACGATGCTATACTGAACCATGTTCACAACTTAGTAGAGGCCGGAATCCTTATTAAATACAAATCTCACGGTAGAAATATGGGCTTTTCTGTAGCGTTTAACCCTGAAATTTTGGAGGTAAAAGACCAGAATTTCACAAAACTTCAAAACGCTAACAGTCAGTTAGTTGTGAAATTTAAAACGGGAAAACCCACCTATAGTGATTGTAATACAAGAACAGGTGAAAATGATAATGAAAATAAAGGGGATGCCGTTGGCAGTCCCCAGATAAGGAACGTCACGCAAAAAAGCGTGACTACATCAGCTACAGGAAACAATTACAGGGTCACCAAAAGCGAGGAAAACCCGGAACCAAAAGCAAGTGCTGATACTGAAAATTTAATTAAAAATTCTCCAGAAGTGGAGAAAAAACAAGAACAGGTTTCGCCGGGCCGCGAAAAAAATGTACCGATACATTTTTCTGAAGAACTGGAGAACAGGATCCAGAATACCTGGACACTTAGCCAGGAACTTTCGCAAAATGTACATGTTCACCACGTGCCGCCAATGGAAAAATTGGAGTGGGAAGCCAGAAACGGAATTTTAAGCCAGCCGGTATTTAGTGAACTGATCTTTCAGGAATTTATGAAGGTGATTTCCCGATTAAAGCGTGAAAATCAAAGTGCTGCAGGTGCATTTTACCGAGGTTTTGAGGAGCTTGCCGATAAAAAATTGAAGAATTTCTCCGGCAGGTATTACGATAAAAAAACCATGCTCGCCGAGTTTAAAAAATGGTTGTGGATGGTAGATCATGCCGAGCGTTGGGGCAAAAAGAGAGACTGGCAATTTCTATACATCAACGATTATTTAGATACACAGCGAAGAGATGCCAAAGAAGTAGGTTTCTGGTATCTGGAAAAACAATTTAAAGCCAACGAAAAGAAAAAAGAAACTCGCAAGAAAAACCGTCTCGAAAAACAGCAAAAACACCAGGCACGAAAAAAGAAAATTAAACTGGACCGGGTAGATAAGTTTGGATATAGATCTGTAAAACCTGGTACCAATGAAAAATCCCTTTCAGATTACGAAAAAGCGAGAGCTGCTGTTAGAAAATATCTGTACGGTAAAATTCCTTTTGAAGAATTACACAGGTATTGCAGGCACAATTTGAACAAAACTATTGTAGACGGACTTAAAAATTTAATAGATGCAGAGGCGGCAAACCTCAATAAATATAACGCTTAAACTAACGCAAATTATGAATAGAAATGAATGCTCACACGGAAATACCAATAACTGCCAGGAATGCAGCCTGGTTAAAATGGTGGCGTACTTACAAACCGATGATAAGATTGTATGGTATTCTTACTTCAAGGAAGATAAAAAGTACGGAAGGCTGGAAATGATCTCTGGCCAGATGGGATCCAGACTTCAGAAAAAGCATGGCGAAGCTGTAAAGAAGATCATGTTTTTTGATAATAAGACCGCAGGAAAACCAATGATAGGTGAAAGTTAAGCGCTATGAACAATCAAAAGATTCCACTTAAAAAATTAGATGCTGTAGATCTGGAGGTTCTTAATGAAGCTGCTCATTATTACCTGGGCTATTTAAGAGCTCAGGTTCAGCATAAAAAAACGGCTCAGGCGCATATTCACTGCGCTATTTTATCGAGTTATGGTTTTGAGATCTACAAGAAGCTTTGTGCGCACCAGAAAGATAGCGGCCTAAAACTGGCAATTTTCACCGCTTTTGTAGCCTTAGACAGTTTGCAATATTATCTGGACTCCGGAACTCCAAGTTCTTTACACCAGGCAAAGTGTTCTCGTTTAATACAGGAATTAGACAGCGCACTCCCTGCAACTTCAGATGGCAAAGTGTTCACCATAAATTCAGAATTATAACATGGAAAAGATACTGGAGATTATTAGAGAGAATTCCAAAATTACCGGCAATGGATCCGGAATTTCCATGGTTGCTATTTATCTAAAAAGTGATTTAATATTCTCTCTTGTCCAGGAATATTTGAGGCAGCTTATAAAATCGGGCCAGATCTACTGCAGAAAAGGCATTAACGATTTCCTATTTTTTATAAAACAAGATTAACAACTAACGCAAAAATTAAAATTATGATCAACTTATACAACGCTAATATAGAGAATCTTTACATCCATCAGGTTGGTAACAAATGCCGTGGAGAAGGTGTATTTTTTTCTCAAGAACCTTACGAGATTAGTGATGAAATTCGCCCGCTATTAAAAGAATTTTTTCTGAAGCCTTTTCGCGAAAAAGAAGAGCAGTATTTTAAATTTTCAGAAGATATGCCTATAGCCCATTTGTTTGTTCCTTATAATACAGAGCTACACAAAGATATTGCAGAGCATCTTTACAACCAGGGAACCCATCCACACATTAAATCCGGAGAAGTTTATATCTGCCAGCTTTCAAATATTATAATTGATAATGAAAAGGTTGAAGGTTTTGGAATCTTTAAAAGTGAGCTGAAGTCTGACTTCCTTCAATTTGAGAAAGGCACCAGCAGACTTGAAATGAATCTTCAACAGGGTGTAAATCTAGATAAACTAGATAAAGGAGCGTTAATTCTTACAGATCCAGAAAGCAAGACCGGGTTTAGGATTTTATATATAGACTCTAATAAATATGATTCTAAATACTGGATGGAAAATTTCCTGAACCTGGAAGAGCTGGAAGATGATCATTATAAAACAAAAAAATACCTGAAATTTTGTGAAGCCTTTGCTAATAAAGTGATTTTACCTGCAGAAGATAAACAAACGCAGATGGAATTTATTAATGACACCTACTCCCACTTTGCCTCCAGAGACGAATTTATAGAAGAGGAATATTTAGGTGAAGTTTTTACGGAAGCTTCCTGGATAGATCATCCAGAAAGTTTTATTCAAGAATTTGAAAACTTTAAAATGTTGGAAGGTCCTAAATACAGCGTTCAGGATTTCAGTGATTTTTCTATTTCTAATGAGATGGTTAACGAGTGCATGAAAAAGGTGAAGGGAGAGATCAATCTAGACACTGGTATAAGTATTAAGGTAGTAAAGGGTTCTAAAGCTGCCAGCACCTATTTGGAAAAGGGATGGGATGAAGACAAGCAGATGTATTATTACCTGGCTTATTTTAATAAAGAGAATAAATAAATACTAACGCAAAATATAAAAATCATGGCAAAAATTTTAAAAGTAACAATTGAAGAGCAATTTTGGAATACAGACTTGGGAAAACATGAAAAAGTAATCAAGGAGTATGATCGTAAAACTTATGATTTTGACTTTGATAATCTCCTTTTGGAGAATATAGATAATTCTGAAATAGAAGATTATGCTGGAGATGAACTTTCTATGGTAGATGCAAATGATGCAGAATGTAATTGTTCTATAAGTGATCATCAAGAATATGAGATCATAAGTTATCTAGAAGAACAAGGCTACGAAGTTATAAAGTGTCAAACAATTGTAGATAAAATGAGACTGGACAAAATTAAAGAAGCTCTTGAGTTATGATACACATTAACGAGACTGCCAGAACCAAAGTTTTTCTTGATGATACTCACGTAAAAACGATTCCTAATAAATACACCGATATTTTTAAGGAAAAACACATTATCAACCCTCTTAAAAAACGCTTAACCAGGGAAGAACGGTTTCAATTAGAAGTCAGCCTTTTTGAAAAACAGTTATTTGATGATCATAGGTACGCTTACAATCTCATAAAAAGATCTTCCCCGGATTTTGTACAGATTGTTACTACTCCCTTCAGTAAGTATTACGAGCTCGTCTATAAGAACCGGATGAAAGTAAAAGTATCTGCAGATCTATATAATCTAAGCATTGATAAGAAAGAGATTAAACGAAACTATTAACAACTAACGCAAAAATTAATACTGATGGAATTTAAAAGACACCCAAAATTTCGAGATCTAAGAATAAGTGCAGATGGATCTACCTTTAAATATTTAAATGAGACTTTAGAAATTAAAGATCATAAAGCCCGGGAAAATAATATTTTAAATGTGGTAAGTATAGAAGGAATACGATACTCGGTACCAAAATTAATCCTGGAAACTTACGGTCCAGAAAAACCGCAGGATGGAAGGTATTACGCCTTGTATAAAGATGGAAATATAGAGAACATCCACCCCAATAATCTCTTCTGGAGCAAAGCTCATAAAATTACTGAGAAGCGTAAATTCCAAAACAGTATCTCCTTAAGTAAGCTTTCTAAAGAGCAAACTGCACAGTGTTTTGAAAGGCATGTTATAAAAGGAGAATCACTTTCCAGTATAGGAAAAGATCTAGGTGTTTCCGCAACAACTATTGCCCGAGGTATTAAGAGATACAAGAAATATTTAAACTCATTAGAAGTAGCGATATGAAAGGAATTTTTTCAGAAGAATGTAAACGGACCGCTTGCAGTAATAAAAATGCTATTTTCTATAATTACTCTACTCAAAAATTCTATTGTGAAAAATGTGCATTTAGAATTAACCAAGTAAACCCGGAAGCTCAGAAATTGTTTGGTCATCAATTATGCATTAATGTATCTCAATTAAAAATAATTATAACCGATTTGTATCCAATGTTTAAGGGAATTAAAGAGCTGGATATTATGAATGCTTCAAATTTTAGCATCTTTTGCCATGGTATGTTCTCCGGAGGGATATCTATGCATATTAGGAACCTTTATAAATTATGGGATCCTAAATCACCTTATCATACCTATTTTAAAAAAGAATATAAAATTAACCATCCAGATGAGATGAGTGGAGTAATTACCTATGCCATCTGGCTAAAACACCGCAACTTATTATGAGTAAAGAATTAGAGCTGGAGTACCAGTACGAGAAGTATCTAAAAATAACCGGATTAACGGAAAATCAAATGCATCCTATTCAAAGGCAGGAAATTAAAAGAGCATTTTTTGGAGCCTGCGGCCAGATGCTTGTTTTATTTAGGGATGAAATAAGTGCTATAGAGGATGAAGATCGAGCGGTTCTTAGCATGGAAGATCTCGTAAATCAGGTGGAAATATTTTGGAAAGAGGAAATTAAAAAATCAAATTTTAAATAAACCGCTTCTTAGTTGAAGCAAAAATAAAACTTAAAATGAAAAAAATATCTAAACTATTATTATTAGCTACAATGATCTTTCTTGTGTTCACCCTTTTTGTTTTGTTTATACTTCTTGCTGTATACGGAGATCAAAAATTACCGGAACCATTTGAGATATTTCTTAGGTATGGATTCCTATTGTTACCAACAACAGGAGTCTCTTTTTTTATAGCGTATTGGAAAGAAATTAAGGAAATTACTTTTGAGATTATTGATTTCCTTTAAATCTGAAATTATGGCAAATTATCTAGATGGATACGGAAAAGACCATTGCTCCCACTGCAATAAAAATAGAACTCCAGAAGGTCATGATGGCTGTATTGGAACGCTCCCAAATGTTATGAACGCCTGTTGTGCACATGGAGAGGATAGCGTTGCTTATGTACAGTTTGATCATAAAGACTATAATTCAGAACCGAATAAAATACTATTGCAGGGACAAGAAGCTCTTGCGTATATAAAAAATGTAAAATTATGAGTTGGAGTAAAATACAAACTGAATGGTATAAGCTGCCTTTAAAATGGTGGTTTCATAAGCTTTGCTGTGAATGGGGATGGTTAGTGAGAAATAAAGATAATTGGGCTACTTATTACCATCATTTAAAGCTGTGTGAAAAGCAGGGCTATAATTTATACGGCGAAAAAATATAGTATTTACGCTAACGAAGCGGATTAACACCAGTTTCGGAATAATAACTAAAAACATTCAGATTGTGACAAAGAAAGAATTAATTACAGGAATTTTACAATTGGGAGAAGAATTAGAAACAGCTCAAGGATTTGGAGTTGCAATATGTGTTGATCAAATGTATCGACTTGTAGAAAAATACTCACAGCAATTGGAGTTCAGCGAAGTTGGCAAAGCGAAGCGACCTATTATTTGTGGTTGCAACCAGCCTAATGTAGATAACACAACTACCCCACCCCAAAGATAACTACGCGGGTTATGAAAAGGGCGGTAATGAAAACAAAATATACTATTAACTAAATATGAAATTATGACAAAAAGAAACCTAGCAGAACAAATTCTCGAAACAGTTTATAACTCTGAAAATAAGCAAGAAGGGATTGATGGCATTATCTCTCTATTAGACGTTCTAGAACCTAAAAACAAAGAACGGTTTTCTGAATGGGGTTATCCTGAAGACAAAAGTACACCAGAAAAATGCTGGGATTAAAGCCTTTTTTATAACCGCAGTTAGGTGTCAGTTATTAGCGAACGAAAACAAACTTAATAGCTTCTGCGTACAGATCGGAGTATTGTCGGATGATTAGCTACCATAAACGCTAATTATTGCACCTAACTCGAGATAAGAGGAGTTTTAATTCCTCTTATTTGGTGTTATGTTCGGGATAATGTCAATTCTTTATATTTCCCAGGGCAATTCTCACCTGCGTCCAGTAGGCTTTATCTGCACCATACATGATCAACTTATTAATAGAAATACCGGCACAAGATCTGGCGCGTTCTTCTTTTTGTGGTCCATCTAATTGTGCAAGCATTAAATGATAGATGTTGCTGGCCATTTCTGCAGGAGTAAATTCTGGCATATTCTTTTTTTAAAGCCCGGAAAGATACTATTATAATTCTTTTAATAAATCATCTGATTTTGTTTAAAGAAAATAACTCGTCCCTATCTTTTAATTTTGTTAACATTTTTATCTTCCGTTATTGTTGAGCTATGTCCTTTTTTTAACATTGGATTATAATTTATATTTGAACAAATCAAATAAAGTATGTCCCAAATTACTCCCCCTGAAATTGCTAGTTGTTCTGTTACTCAAAACATCCCTGTAGCAAATCACGTTTATAAATATCTCTTGGTAATTTGTGGGAGCGATTATATTATAGCCAACAGGTCTACTTATATAGGATCTCTTGTACTTTCTATACAAGGAAGGAATTATGATGTACGCTGTACTAAAAAGAAATTCACTAAAGTATTTCGGGCAGAAGTTTCTGAAACCTATTACTCCAAAACGGGATTGGTGATAACAAAAGAGAATGCTCAACTATTCAATGATCAGGTAGATAAGAAATTTAGAGAGGAGCTTTTTCGCAATATGTTGATCAATGATCATTTAAATGAAAAACTTTTTTTACAATCGATGCGCAGATATCTTGACTTTTTCAATATCGATGAAGAAGATATAAAAATAGAGACTTTATATCGTGATTTTAAGAGGAAAAAGGATGAGATTTTATCCAATTTCAACACCGTTTCACCCTCCGGGACAAAATGTGAAGTTTCACAATTTGTCCCTCAAAAATAGATTATGATCTACAACCTGTGTAACCTAATAGATGAAACAAATCTTGATACTTTTTACAAGATTTTAATTATAGAAGCTTCCAAGCTTCCAGCCTTTGATCATCTCACTCCAAAGAATGATGTTTTGGGTATTATAAACTCACTTCCCGAAAGCTTCCAGGCAATGGTAGTTCCCTTTATGAGAGACAAGCACAGCTTATCTAGCAGCCCTAAAAATAATAACGGTAATACCATCTGGAATCACGGCATTTCGTTTCCGGTGGTACCACAAGATGAAGCAATTCAGGATCTTCTGGAGAGCTTTCAGAATAGAGAAGTTGTTGCTTTTATGGTAAGGATCACGCACTCCCATTTATATGGAACGCAGCTACAGCCACTTCTATTTTCTTATGACGAACTCCACTCTCCTAATAAATTAGGCCTTAAAGGTTTCACGATCTCTTTACAAGGGGAAACCTATGGTGCTCCTATATATTTCGCAGGAAGTGAAGCAGAATTCCCGGTAATAAATCGCGGTCTTGCCTTCCAGTTAGCAGGCTCATTGTAATGTCCTTTTTTCCAGTAGGCTAGCCTTCTAATATTGTTCTTCCATAATAGTGAACGAACAATATTTGATTTTGGCAGAACTTAAACTCCCTTACTTTAATGTAGTTAAAAATTTAGCAGCTCGCGAAGCTACCATCTATATCTATGGTGTTATTGGCGGGATTGACTGGGATACCTATGAAGAAATTAATACTGCAGCAAAATTTGCAGATGAATTTAAAGAGGTAGAAAAAGACGCAGATGTTATTCATGTGCGTGTAAACTCTCCAGGCGGTTATGTTTTTGAAGGTCTGGCAATTTATAATGTTCTCTTCGCTTCAGAAAAATACATCCATACCTATAATGATGGTATCTGTGCATCTATGGCCGCCCTTATTCTTTTGGCCGGAGATGAGATTCACGCTTTCAGCAATTCACTTTTAATGATTCACAATTCCTCTTCTGGTTTCTACGGAAACAAAAAAGAAGTAGAGGAACAATTACAAGCTTCAGAAAAAATTGATAAAGCCCTTGGAACCGCTATAGAAGCGCGCCTGGGAATTACTGCTGAAGAAGTTGCCGAAACTTACTTGAATTACAAAGACAACTGGTTCACTTCAGACGAGGCAAAAGAATCTGGATTCTACGATACTATTATCCAGAAGAAAAAAGCACAGGTTCCGAGCGACGCAGTAAACATGTCACCAAAGCAGCTATTCGAAAAATATGCAGCGATGTCTTTCACTATTCCCACAAAAAACACAAAACCCAAAAATAAAATGAGCAAACCCAATTCCTTCCCGAATTTGGAAGCTACCCTTGGATTAAAAGCGCCGTTGGCCGTTAATGACAATGGAAGCTATCTAAACGAGGACCAGAAAAACACTATTGAGAGATCACTGTCGGCATCTGCCACAGCTCTTAAAAATGCGCAGGATGCCAAGGCAACAGCTGAAGCAGCTCTGCAAGTAGAAAAAGATGCCCACCAAGCGGCATTAACAGATGAATCTGGAAAAGCTACTGCCCTTATTACAGCCTTAAAAGCTGCAGCAACATTGGCCGGTGTAGAAAACATTGCCGATGACGCAACAGCAGAAGCTGTTCAAACCGCCCTTACAGCACAAATTGAAGTGCTTAACAAAAAACCCGGAGCAACTCATACGGCTACCGGAGCCCCAGAAGAGAAACCTAATAAGTTTCCTTACATCGATTTTAATTCTTCAATCTACAATACCAAATAACAATGGAAATTAATGACATCGTCAAAGAATCTGGTGAATTCTTAGCTAATAATCCTGGACTGGTACCTGCAGCAATTAATCGCTCAACCAGTGTTTTGGATAAACACACCCAGCCTTTAACAAAGGTTAAAGGAAAATTCCCTTCAGCCCACACGCTTTTAAGTAATGTGGTTCAAGGTTTTGGAACTCAATGGAATGAACTTGGTGTTCTTCAAATTGAGCACAAAATTTTAAGAGATTTTCATCAAAAGGTAAACTTCGCAATTGTTCCTGCTGATATTCTTGGATCTTACTGGGCTTTCCTTTATCAAGAAGACCTTTCTAAAGAAGACATGCCAATCTCTAAGTATATTATAGAGAATGAGCTTTTGCCAACGGTTATAGACAACCTTGCCACTCTTGAGGTAGAAGGAGTTTATAATCCTGCACGTCTTACTGAGTTTGGATTCTCTATGAACGGTTTAAATAAACTATTAGCAGATCTTTTAGCTTATGATGCTGCAATTGAGGCTAACAATATGCCTTACCGTATTCCGATTGACGCAGTAACTGATGCAAATATTGTTGCACAGATGACTAAATATGAGCGTGGTCTTCCAAAGAAGACTAAGAACAAAGTGAAGAAAATCTTTGTTAGCGAGAATGACGCAGAGCGTTACCAACTTGCTTATGAAGATCAATTCGGTCAAAACAAATTCCAGGATAACGCAATGAGAACCCGTCTTGGTAAGAGGGAGATTGTAGCGGTACCAGGAATGACTGATGGTCTATTCTTCTCAACTACTGAGAATAACTTTAAAAGGTTAATCGATGTATTTGATGGAGCTCCGGCAATTACAGACGTGCAAAAGCAGGATTACAAAGTGAAATACTTTATGGAATTCTGGAAAGGATATGACTTCCTTATCAATGAACTTGTTTATATCTCTAATGATGTTGACACTACCAGAGGACTAGGTTCTACTGAGAGAAACCAGAAATATTACGGCGAGGACGGTGTTACCGCTCCAGTTGTTTAAAATCCTGACCGATGAATAAAACTGAATTAAAAGCGAGATGTGCAGACCTAGGTATTGATACCGAAGGTCTGGACACCAACGCGAAGCTAGAAGCAGCAATTGTTGCTAAGGAAGCAGAACTTGCTCAGGTTGCTACAGAATCTACGGAAACTGTAACAGGATCTGAAGAAAGTGTAACAGAAGAAGCTGAAACCGTAACAGGATCTAAAGAAACTGTAACAGAAGAATCTGAAGCTGCAGAATTGGAAGCTGAAAGAGTTGCTGCTGAAGAAGCGGAAGCTGAAGCTGCTAGGATTGAAGCAGAAAAAGAAACGGAATTCTATGAAGATGACCGTGGAAGGAAGTGGAAATTCAAGTCCACCGCTCCAAAAACACTGAATATTGATGGTCACCCGATGAGCCAGAAAGAGATCCTCGACACAGAGGAAGTAATTTCTGAACTGGTTTATGGAAACTGTGGCCACCTAACTCAAATATTATAAGATCATGGCAGTAGAATGCGAAGATGTAATTCCAATCGAAAATCTTGATTCTTGTCCTCAAGATGAAGTAGTTGCTGGAATAAGCGAAGTAGGTGTATTTGGATCTCCTATAAAGGATTTCTTAAGCATCGCAAAACCAAAGGACCTTAAAACGGCTTTAACCAATGAAGAATTGGCAACCATTGCAGAAGCTCACACCTTTAAAGAAGGTAAAGGTTTTCATAGAGTAGATTTCATTCCTTTTAGCGGTTCGGTTGATTCCGTTCAAGTTGGGGAAGTTGGAAGTATTTCTATGGAGAACAGCCTTGGAGCTGCCGTTAAGGGAACCAACGCTAGAGTAGCCGGTTATATGAGACGTTATACCAACGTGCCTATGCTGTATATCATCAAAGAAAAGAATGGTGATGTGAAGCAAATAGGTAGCGAGTTAAGCCCGGCTTATATTGCTGAAGTTGGTGCAACCTCTGGGAAAAAACCAGGAGAAGCAAAACAGACGGTTATCAAAATTAAAGATACCCAGGCTTATATGGCTCCTAATTATGCTGGAACAATTCAAGAATTCCCTGCTCCAGCTCCATTACCATAGTAAAATATGAAGAAAGCATTTACAATAGCACCCGGCCGTTATGATATTCCTGAAATAGGAAAGGTAGACTCTAGACTAGAAGTTAGTGATGAGAAAGCATTTTCAATTTACAGACTTAACCGCCGGGTCTTTCCCTGGATAAAATTAGGCCCTGGAGCTGGATCTTTTTTAAAGAAGCAAAAACTTACCGTGAAGGAAATAGTTTCTCTGGTTGCAAACGCCAGAACAGCTGAAGAAATTGAGATCCTGGCCAGCCTAACAGAATCAAAGACCGTAGCCGGAATTGTAGATGTGAGACTTAAAGCTCTTAAAAATTAAATTATGAAAGCGAAATCGCTGGTTTTAATATTGTGCATTGGACTAATGTGCTTTACGGGATTCGGATCCACTACAGCCGACCTGACCAAAAATTCGACAGACTCTTCTTTTGTGGATTCTCAAGATCTAGAGTTAAATGTAGTTAACCTTACTGCTGATCATTTTGTTTTACGAAACGATGTTATTAGTAATAAATATCTTACTTCAGCTGAAGTCGCTGCTAAAAAAACCGACTTACAATTTTCTTTTAATTTGACGCAGACTAATGCTTTAAAAACCTTTGACAAAGATTCTCTAAAAAATAGTAGAGATGTTGGATGGCAAAGCTTGGCATTAGGAGAAAATAGAATTAATATTTTGAATTATCCAATGCCAGAAAATATTCCCAGAGATAACATCCGGAATAACATATTTCTTTTCTTCATTTAAATTTGATTTTTTAGTTAGAAAACCACTCCTCTCCCGGAGTGGTTTTTTTGTGTCCTTTATTCTGACTCCTGCCATTTGCAAATTAGCAGTATGGAAGAAATAAATGAATGGCTTCAGGACAAAAATAAAAAGTACGAGAAGGGCTTACAGCTCTACTCTGGATCTTCGGTAATGAAGAATAGAATTCTTCAAAATCTAAACAGAGGTTATTCCCAAAAGAATCTATCTACACTTATCTACGAGCTTAGGCAACTAAAAAATATCACGAAAGCTAAACCCGTACAGGAAAAGAAAATACCGGTTCCTGTAAAGATTATTACTCCACCGGTAAGCGTACAGATAAAAGCAGAGCGTGCAGATCTCATTCACAGAAGTGTCCAGGAACAAGTAAAAAAGATACGCCTTGGAGATCTTCCTAAAGAACTACGCCCACGCTATAGGAGAATGAGTGATATCTGGTACCAGATGTGCGAATTAAAGTTTGTATTCAACGATCTGCCTCCTAGAAAGGAAAAGGAAGCTTTAGAAATAATACTTCAAATAGAAGCTTTAGATCATGAAAAATCAATGATCTGGAAAGAAATAGATCACTGGACCAAGTATAAAACACTCCTACCTCTAAAAACTGCTGAAGACTTCTCTAAACTAACAGCACAACAGCTGTACCTGAAGAAAGTAAACCTTGGCAATTACATTCATAAAAAGCAAAAGAGAATTGAAAACTGGAAGGAGGAAATGATTAAGGAAACCAGAAAGCCGGAACGCATCAAGATCCAGGAACAAATTAACAGAACACTCAAATCTATTCACGAGCACGAGCTCAACATACAAAAAATCGAGGACCGCTTATAAAAGTCCCCCAGCTTACTACAAAATATCTCACTAAGTCATAATAATTAAACCCAACCGGGACTGGAGGACCAAGGTCTTCCCAATCGATTGGGTCAAATTAATTATTAATAAACTTAGTGAGAATGACAAATTTAAACAATTTAACTGAAACCACGCTACTCGCACCGCTTGAGTGGCACAATGAAAAAAGAAAAGTAAAGGACCTGGTCCCTTACGAATTCAATCCTCGGATCTTAACCGAAGAAAAAAAGGAGAAGCTGATCAACAGCCTCCGGAAATTTAACCTTGCAGAAGTACCCGCAGTCAATACAGATAATGTTATTGTTGCCGGTCACCAGAGAGTAAAAATACTTATGCTCCTGGACCGCGGAGAGGAACTTATTGATGTAAGGATCCCGAACCGTCCATTAACCGAAATTGAATTTAAGGAGTATAACATCACCTCTAACGTTCCTGCCGGATTTTGGGATGTAGATGTTCTCGAAGAGCATTTTGCAGATATAGATCTAGAATCTCTAGGATTGAATATTGGTGATATTGATGTACTGGAGGATCTAATTCCGGAGGAATTTCTGGAAGAAGAAGAAAAAGAGTTTGATCCTGAACCACCAAAGGAACCGATATCCATTGAGGGTGATATTTACGAGCTCCGAAGCCTTAAGAAGGAGCTGGTTCATCGTATAATTTGTGGCGACAGTACGAGTCAGGAAGTGTTTAAAACGCTTTTAAACCAAGAGAAGATCAATCTTACCGTTACAGATCCACCTTATAATGTAGATTATACTGGAGGAGCTACTCAAAAGCGTGATAAAATTGCCAATGATAAAATGGATAAGAACTCCTTTTATCAATTTCTATATGATTTCTACAGTCAAGCTTTTAATTTTTCAGAAGAAGGAGCTCCTATTTATGTTTTCCATGCGGATACTGAAGGAGTAAATTTCCGTAGTGCTTTAGTAGATGCTGGTTTTAAATTTTCTCAGTGTTTAATCTGGAAAAAGAACTCTATAGTTATGAGCCGACAGGATTATCATTGGCTTCATGAACCTTGCCTTTATGGTTGGAAACAAGGTGCAGCTCATCCATGGTACAGCGACCGAAAACAACGAACAGTACTAGAGTTCGACAGGCCTACAAAGAGCGTAGACCACCCTACAATGAAGCCAATTGAGCTAATGAGTTATCTAATAACAAATAGTTCTAAACAACGGGATATTGTCTTTGATGGCTTCCTTGGTTCAGGTAGTACTTTAATAGCCTGCGAAAAACACTGGAGATCGTGCAGAGGAATAGAGCTGGATCCTAAATATTCTGATGTTGAAGTGAAGCGATGGGTAAAATATATGACTGAAAATAATCTGGAGTTCCAGGTTCTAAAAAATGGGGTAAAATTAGCAGCTGAAGAAGTTGATTTATTTTTAAAAGAACAATAGCTTTTATTTAGCTTTTAAAGCTTCGTGAATGGGAATAAGAGTGTTAGCTTAGACATAGATAAAAGCAGCAATAATGACCTTTACAGAAATTTTAAGAAGCGAACATTACCCTTTAATAGAAGCGATTGAACATGGAAGTTCGGATGCAGATGTAATCGAATTATACAAAAAAGAACTGTTTGAAAAGACCGGATATAAATACCTAGATTAGAAATTACAGCCGCTTAAATAGCGGCTGTTTTTTTGTTCAAAAAATAATAAAGAAAACTTTTCTCCGGTATTATATCTCCATCTTCAGTTATTTGGGCAGGTAAGGTGTACATAAAACTTTTGAATCCTAATTCTTCCAGTATCGTGTAGACGTCGCTTTCATAAACCCAGTCAGCCGGCAATATATTTGTAATAAATTTATAGATTTCCTTTAAGGTCTTTCGCTCTGTATATTCATCTGCGGCAAAGGTTGACTGCACAGGTTCAAAATTTTCTTGAAGCAGTTTTTTGATTTCTGAAATGTACTCTGTTCTCATAAATTCTCGTTATTCTCAAAAGTAAAAACTTACTTTTCTGTTAATCAGTTTTTTAAGTGTCAAATTGCTTTTATTTTTTCTCAAATGTCAAGCCGATGTAAAGGCCGTAACCTATATGGAAATGACTTTTGCCATCGCCAAAAATCACGGAAATATGAATCAACTCCCCCTCTTCGCTGCCTACCCAAATGTCGAGATCGGGCGGTCCTCTTTTTCAACCTTCCACCCCTTGAACTTTGCCCAGAACATGGAGAAGAAAGGATAATCAAATGTATCACTAAGGTGAGTGGCATGCTCCTGGTCTACTCCCTTCCTTCTCTCCGATCGTTTGTCTTTCTCTATTCCTTTACCCCTATCCAAAGATTCCGCATTCTCCATCGAGATGATCAGGTTGGGACAGTTTGCCTCGTTAATTCTAATCTTCGGGATCCCACGGAATCTACCGTCTTCTTTAAATGCCGTGTTGATTAGTTGAAACTTATCCATATAAGAAGGGTTAGTTCCGGTGGTCATAGTAAATACCTTCCATCCATTATCCTTTAGGATTGCACGCGCCTGGTCTGCATAGGTGAGCTTACTATTTGCGGTGGCATTGTTTCCTGTACGGTCATAATAGAAGTACACCTCCTTGCAGTTGTGGGATTCGTAATAAGGAATAAACTCTTCCAGGAATAAATGATCCAGGATCTTTGGGGTCTTTACATAGAACTCTTTGATCACTCTATAGGTATCATCCTGTAATTGAGATACCGTCATAGAGTTGATGCTTGCACCCCAGTCTACCGAAATGATTAGCCGCTTTCCTTTCTGCAGATCAAGATCCTGTTTACAGTTGAACGATCTACCAGATAGATCTTTAAGCGGTGGAACAGTCTCCAGATATCCAAGGTCATAGTCTTTATAATAGTGATCAGCTGTCAATTGTGGATAAAACCCATCGGTGATCTCTTTGGGCCGTATATTCAACATCTCAGCATTATACACTACATCATCACGATAAGAATCGCGCATATACTCAAAATAATCTGGTCTAAGATTGTGGAGATTCACTTTTGCCGTTGCCTTTAAGAAGTAGATCTTTTTTGGATCTTTTAAAGCTGCTTTCTCCTTTTCGGTAAACCAACGGCCTTTCTTAGTCAATGGCGTGGAAGATGTCCAAACCTCGCTATGTAATAGCGGAGACTTTTTATACACATCTTTTAGGGCTCTGTTGGTGTTCTTTACGTTAATGGCAATCTTCTCCTCGTCCAGAAGTGCAGCTTCATCTCCTCTAATAGCGTAAGAGTTTAATCCCCTACCACTATCTTTATGATCTAAGCTCACAAACTGAAAAATACAGCCATTTGAGAAATGCCATATATTATTGAAAGCATCTGGAGATTGCCAGGGCATTTTAAAGCCCATTCGCTTCCCTGCCATAGAACCAACCACATAATCTACATTCTCATAGACTCCAAATAACTCAAGCCCCTCTTTAATGGCTGGCATAAACCTAGAAAGGATCTGACTATATGTAGATCCTACCATTGCAAAAGAGGCCCTCGGCATCTGTTTAACCAATTCTAAAGAGTCAAATCCTAAAAAAGTCGTTTTACCGGTTCCCCTTCCAAGTTCAAGATATTTAACTTTTTGCTTCGCTTTCCAGGCCATGGCCTGAGCTAGATTAAGTTGAACCTTTTTCTTATTAATTACCATCTGGATCCTCCTCTTCTATAGTTTCATAGCTTATATCTTCAGCTTCCATATCATTCAGATCCACCACACCTTTACTATTGCTCTCAACAATTGCTTTTTCAGCTTTTTTACCAATAGTGATGGTAATATCCATATTGGCGAGTTTTTCTAGATTCACCAGGTTTTCCTCTTTATCCAATTCAGCAAGCTTGATCATTCTGTCAAGTGCTTTTCCCATTTCTGCGAGGTTTTTTTCTTTGGTGGCCAGCTGCAGTAATTTCTGGTTGTACTCCAGAATGATGTAGCGCATCCCTTCTTTACTAGCCTTATTGAGATCTCCATATATCTTGAGGGCATTCCCAATATCTCTATAAGCAGTAGCCTGAGAAATATCAAATTGTTCCTGGAGAACTTTTGCCGCCTGCTCCCGGCTATGCCAATTGAGCAATAATGAAAATGAGGTCTTAATGCGGTTTTTCATATCCAATTGAAAAGGAGAAAGCTGAATTCCTTCATTTAAATAGGAAGCCAGGATCTTTTCAAAATGGGAATCTTGTGTAGTAGTAAGTGCCAATTTTTTGAGGTTTAAGCATAAAATTGGCATTTCACGCTACCTTAAAAAAGGACAGCAAAATGCCTGTCCTTTTTTATCAACTGCTCCTTCTTCAATTTAGCGGTATGGTAGAAGAATCAATTTATATCAATGAAGTCCTGGAGATCATGCGTACACCAAATAAAGAAGGTCGCGCTGTGAAATTTGATATCTCATACAGGACCTTAAATCGGAATTCAAAAACCGGTGGTAAATTAAAATACTTCGAGAATGCCAAACTGGTTATGCAGGAAAAATCAATGGATCCTCATAGCATTTATGCCCTGCAAAACTTCAAGCCTTCAGAAAAGAAAAAAGTGATCAAGAAAAAACCAAATCACTACGATCAAAAAACCCGAAATATCAGGCTGGAGAATGGAGAAATTAAAAAAGTGCATTACATGTACATCGAAACTTTCAACGGTAAAAAAGTCCTTTATTAATGACACATATAATTCAACAAAATAAATTTCTAAGTTTTGGATTTGGAAAAACGGCAGCTTTTAGAATAGATAGTTCTAAAGAAACGCATTCCCATATCCCGGTTGAAGAAAAAGGTAGCAGCAAAATAGCTAAGTGGGGTGATGATAATTTGTATCCGGAGCGCTACATGAAGGAGATGAAGAAAAACGGTGCCTCACGTACCAGTCACAGATTCAATAGAGCAGCTCATTACGGACAAGGATTCAAACTTTGGAGACAAGATTCCACCGATGATGGAAAAGAGAATCGCAAAGTGGTTCCCATAAGTTCAGTGAAAGAAATATCAGATTTCTTTAAGCAGAATAAAATGCATCGGGTTTTTACAGAGGTGATTGCAGATCTTGAAATGTGGTCTCTTGGATGGCCGGAATATATACTAAGCAATGACTACAGTAGAATAGTTTCAGTACGCCGTTACCAGACTTATAAGATGCGCTATGAAACTATCAATCAAAAAACCGGATTAATTGAGAACTGCTATTATGCTCACAAATGGAATAGTGGTTTAAACCAGGACAGTCCTTTTGTTCAAAAAACAGCTGTAATAGATAGTTACTGCAGTGCAGAACAGGTAAAGGAATATTGTAAAGCCAAGAAGATCCATAAATTCTTCATGCCTATATTTTATCCTTTAATAGATGAGATCTACTACCCGGAACCAGAACAGCATTCTGTATTTCTTAATGGCTGGATGACTGTAGTAAATCAGATCCCGGAATTCAAGAAGAATTATTCTGAAAAAGAGTTGAATGTGAAATACATGGTTTACATCTCTGAAGAATACTTCTTGAAAATGTATCAGGACGATTGGGAAAATTTCACGCCCACTAGAAAACAAGAGATCCGCCAGGAGCTTACCAATAAAATAGACGAGCATCTTTCTGGTAATAAAAACGCCGGAAAATCCATACAGTCTGTTGTATTTAAAGATGAGAATGGAGACTGGGTTAAAGGGATAGAAGTGGTACCGCTTAAAGATGGGAATACTTCTGAAGGAAAAGGACTTTTAGATTCCTCTGCCGGTAACTCAGAAATTATGAGTGCCTGGGGAGTAGATCCTAATCTTATGGGAGTAGGAATTCCCGGAGGTAAAATTAATGGCAGCTCAGGAAGCGATAAACGTGAAGCCTTTAGCATTGTTAATTCTCTTTTCAAAACTAAACGTGAAATAAGTCTGGAAATGTGGAGACTGCTCCGCGATTATAACGAGTGGCCAGAAGATCTGGAAGGCGATTTTGCCATTACAGAGCTAACCACTTTAGATGCTAATCCTACAGGAAGTCAACAAAAATTTTAGAAAATGATCAATACAATTATACACTTATTGTTTACATGGGTCATTTTTGAGGCATTAGTAAACGCTATGGTTAAAATAACAGATCTGATTCTAAAATATAAAATCAAAAAGAAGAAATGAGCCTCCTTGTCAAAAATATAGAGATTTTCAAAAAACACATCACTGTAAATGACAATTTCAGTTATGAGAAAATAGCACCCTACCTTAAAAAAGTAGAGCGCAAACAAATTAAACCTGTTATAGGTAGGGCAATGTATGCCGCCTATGAATTAGCAGATCCTTTAGAAGCTGTCCAGCTAGAGGTGTTAGAACTTTTGCATGAAGCTTCGAGTAACCTGGCCATGTTTGAGGCTAGTAAAATACTCACCATGCAAATGAGCGATGCCGGTATTTTCACGGTAAAAAACGGAAATTCAGATCCTGCCGACTGGTCAAAATTAAGAGACATGCGCCGTTATTTGGTTCAAACAGGACAGCAAGCTTTAGATGAAGCCCTGGAGATCATGGAAGAGAACCAGGATGAATTTCCACAATGGATTGCTTCTTCCGGATACACAAATTTTAATGAGCTCTTTACCAGACAAACTAAAGAATTCGAAAAACATTTTAACATAAATAATAGCCGTCTCACCTTCCTGAGATTACGCCCGCACCTACTTAAGTCAGAGACTAAGTACTTCATGAATCTGTTAGGAGCAGAGACGGCTTTTCAAATAAAGCATGGATCCACCCCAGAAGAAAAAAAGGCGCTGGAATTATGCCAGGCAGCACAGGTTCCATTTTGTATAAGTGAACTGGCTCGCGAAGGATCTTTTAATCTGTCTCCAGAAGGTTTCTTTGTTTCCCTGGAGGAAATTCCCGGGGAGAAAAAGACATTGCTTTCAGCCTTAGAAATGGAAAAACTGGAAAGAGCTAAACAGGAAGATGGCATTCAGCAGGTTAAAATTTTGGTAGACTACCTGCGAAGTAATCCTTCCAGATTTGCTCAGTTTGCTTTAAAAGAAAAGCTACCGGTTAAAGATCCTACCTATAATACCAACTCAATTTTAAGTATATAATCCATGGCTTTAGCAAAACGACCAAGCGAGAACCTAAAAAATAAACGAAATATCAATCCCTCCATTAATAGGGATACAGAAGTTGTTGCTGAAGATATTAAGGAGATTGCAGACATACAGGAAGATCATGCTATTCGTATAGATGAACTTTCCAGAGCCAATGAAGGTTCCAAGTTCTACGGCTTTAAAGGTACGCTTGCACTTTTTGAAGCCACCTTTCCAAATGCGGAAGAAGATGGATTTGGAGTTATAGATCCTGCTAATGGCAATCCGCAAACCATTGCAAGAGTTATAAATGGAGTTTGGTCTGAGCCGGGATTAGTGGCTCCAATTCAAAGATTTAATTCTAAGGTAAACTTTCCAGATCCGGGATTAGAAGACGTTTGGTACATCGCTAAAGATTCTAAAGTAGCCTCTCTTTATTATGATGGAGGTTATAAAGACTTTGGAAAAGATGGAAACAACGGTCTCTCAGCGTATCAATTAGCAGTTGCTTTTGGATTTGAAGGAACTGAAGCTGATTGGTTAGTAAGTCTTCAAGGGAAATCTGCCTATCAAAGTGCCTTAGATAATGGCTTTGTGGGAACAGAAGCAGAATGGATAACAAGTATTCAAGGTGCAGCAGGAAAGTCTGCTTATCAAAGTGCAGTAGATAACGGCTTTGTTGGTACAGAAGCAGAATGGATTGCCAGTGTTCAAGGAGTAGAAGGAAAGAGTGCGTATCAATTATGGCTCGATGAAGGAAATAACGGAACCTTACAAGATTACCTAACTAGCCTGGAAGGGCAGCCGGGACCTCAAGGAAAATCTAATTATCAACTTTGGCTTGATGAAGGTAATGTTGGAACAGAACAGGATTATTTAAATAGCCAAGTAGGTCCTCCTGGTCCTGCAGGAGCAGTTAATTCTGTTAGTGGTACTGCAGTAGATAATTCAGATCCTGCTAATCCTATTATTAATCTGCCTGCTGCAGGTGGCTCTTCTAATGAACAAGTAGGAATTACCCCTACCGGAACTATTAACGGAACCAATAAAATATTTACACTTCCTTCAGCTTATGCTGCAGGAAAAATAAAGGTATATCGTAACGGGATACGCCAAAAACTAGCAGATGATTATACAGAAGTTTCAACTACTTCAATAGAATTTGTTGTTGCGCCACTTGTAGATGCTGAAGGTCCAGAAAAAATATTAATTGATTATTATCTTCTATAATTATGGGAACTACAAAATTAAGAGCAAATCAAATATTTGGAATATCTACAAATTATGCACCAGTATTAAATAATGTTTTACCTGTTTCTTCATTACCAAGCACAGGTACATCAGTAAGACTTCTTGGAGCTTATTTTAACCCTAATACAACTGTGCTTATTTCAGGACAAACGGTCAACACGGTAAGTTTTATTTCGGATAATGAATTGCTTGTCGGGTTAACTACTGGTAACGTTGAAGGAACATTTGCTATTACTATTAACAATGGGAATTCTTCTGTTTTCACAAATCGTTTTATTGTTTCTTTTGGAGATGTTAAAGTACCAACAAATAATGATTGGGTAATCACTTCTGGACAAGTAAATACGGCTATAAATGGAGAGTTTAAGCTCGCTGTTAAAGATTCTCCTGCTGTAGGTTATTTGAACACAGCAGATTTTATTATTCCTGATGGAGTAGATTTTGAACTTAGATTTAATTTTTTAACCTCCCCTATTGAAGCAAACCCAGATCAGGGATATACTCCTAATCAAGGAGTTACCTTAATTAATTCTTCAAATGCAGATGTTTATGGATTTTTTGTTTGGGATTATCCTTATGCTAATAGCAATCCAGCATTAGCACAATACATCTGGCGTGAAGGAACTACAATAAAAGGTGATTTAAAAAATGTAGCATTAGAGTCTGTTTGTTCCATAAAAAGAGTGGGTGCTCAAACATACTATATTGTTGATGGTATAATTAGATATACTTCAGCTTTCGTTAGTTCAGGTGATTTAAAGATTAAAGCATATATATCTGAATTGAGCATTATTAATCTAAAACTGATTTATATATGAAACTAATACCAACATCCGGAAAATACATCTCTCCACAATTGCACCAAGGAGAATTTAGCAACGCGTATATAGAAGATCGCGAGATCATTTTAAAGCGCAAAGAAAATTACTTAGCAGTAGTTTTTGTACTTGCCTATTTAAACGATGGCAAAGAAGTAATTCTCTATCAAAAAAAGGTAGAGTTTATAGGCTTAGAAAGTAACTATGAAAATAGCACCAATGAGACTACCTACTTTAAATACCCTAACCCTGTTTATGATGCTGCCTTTGTGCCGGATGAAAATTCTACAGAGGCAGACTTTCAAAAAACAATTGCTTGGTTTGAGAATATTCCGCTTATGAACTATTTGCAAGAAAATAACGGAGTGCTGCCAGAAGGAGCCGTAATTACAGAGTATGGATATCCAACTTATGAAGCTGCTTTAGATTACTTTACTGGTGGCACTCTAGACTCTCCAGAAATTCACATTACAGATCCATTGGCTATTGGTTTCTTCCTAAATAAATTGGAGATGAATGGAGAGATTGTAGGCATTCAATTTGAATTTGAACCTAGCTAATTTCCCTGTCCTTTTTTAAAATATATTGACTTCGGACTTTTATAATCTTTAAATAAATAAGCATTATGAAAGTCCGAAACTTTTTAAAACGCCTTGGAACATGGCTTGGAGAATTCTTCAATAATATAGGAAACCTAATAGGTGCATTTTTACTTATTATTCTTGCAGCATTTGTTTTTCTACTGTGTGTAATCCCATCCATGCTCTGGAAGATCATCTTCAGCTTTAAAAAAGAAGATCGCAAAGCAAGAGATATCATTTCCGGTACCGCCAAGTTTTTTGTTGGAATCGCCATAGGCATAGATCAATTAGGGAATGTTGCTTTCGGTGGATTTTTCAATTGGTTCTTCCTCACCAACTCAAAAGAATATCCTTTTGGAAATACTCATGAAACTATAAGTGAAGTCTTGGGTTGGAATGATGCTCTAGGCAACTTAAATAGAAAAGGCCATCTTCTGGTTTCCTTTTTAAATGTAATAGAATCTGCCCACTGTCAAAATGCAATGCAATCTGGCATCTATGCAGCACGATTTAAAACAGAATTTTATGCACGCCTGCAGTCTAGGCTTCAAACTATAGAGAAAACCAAATCATTTCTGGAAAAATACTCATGAGATTTTTCCTATACATAGCGCTCTTTTGCATGATGCCGGTTGCCGGACAGAACATGTACACCAATGCTCCAGATAAGGTCTATCCAATTCTGGAAGAATTTATTTCAGAGAATTTTAAGAATGACACACGCTCCTTCTACCGCATTAATGAGATAGATAGTATTGTGGTGAAAGACATCCCTCCTGTTTTGGAAGGTCCTTGGATAATGAGAGTGTATGGATATCACCAAAGAATAGGAAATAGACATACCATAGAGTTAGACTCTACCCTTTTAGATCATCCGCAAATATTCAAACTCACTTTGCTGCATGAACTTGGTCACGCTTTCGATTTAAAACATATCTGTGTAGAAGATCTTCCAAAATCTGATCCTGCCTTCAATGAGATCATGAGCTCTACCCGGCTTATGTACTATGTAGATCCCAAAGAACTCCAGCGAGTCAACACCAATTTTTATAAATCTTTAATTCCCAAAAAATGAAAAAACTTTTATTGCTCCTATTAATAAGTTTCAGTTTAAGTAGCTGTGGCATTGCTCAAGAGCTACCTCCTACAGATGTGCGAGATCTCGATCTTACAGTAATGTATGTGGAAAATGGCACCGCCGGACTTTACAATCCACTTTACGGAAAGACTTTTAAAGGTGCAGCAGGCACACTCACTCAAGAAAATGTGGAGAAACAATACCACTTTATAATCACAGTAATAGATTGTGATAATTGCAAAGTGATTAATGTAACCATAGATGATTACAGCATTACTCCTGCTCAGGCCGACAAGGATATTAAAAAGATGCTTAGAGATAATCAGAGCATTCAAAATAGAAAATCAGATTAATATGTTTTTACCCCTACAAATAGATGCATCTCTTTCTAGATATGCAGATTATGGATTACCAGGATTGATCATTTTAACGCTGATCATTGCCGTTGGTTATCTATTTAAAGTTGTTCATGATTATAGCAAAAGCGATAGAGTTCGAGCAGATACTTTAGGAGAAGCTTTTGTCACCATGTCTAAAGATCAGAATGAAACCAATAGAAAGATAGTAGATGTTACAGAAAGAATTGCCGAGCAAAGCAAGATCTATCATGACGACACTTCTAAGAAATTGGAGGAATTGCCAGCCAAGATCATGAAAGAATTTGAATATAGGCAACTCCAACAGGCTCAAAAAACCACAAATTTTACTCCAGCTCCATGACATCTTTCGAAAAAGCTTTTGAAACATTAATAGGAATTGAAGGTGGTTATGTTAACGACCCAACAGACCGTGGAGGAGAAACCAAGTACGGAATTTCTAAAAGAGCCTATCCGCATTTAGATATCAAAAATCTAACGCTAGATATGGCCAAGAAGATCTATTTTGAAGATTACTGGAAAGCCTGTGGTGCAGACCAAATGTTGAAGTATGAAGTAGCGCTAGAGCTTTTTGATACTGCTGTTAACATGGGCCAGGTCACCGCAAAAATGTTTCTTCAGGAAGCACTCAATTTAATGAATAGAGATGGCAGAAGTTATAAAGATCTAAACGTTGATGGAAAGATAGGTCCTGCAACATTAAGCGCTTATAGAGCCTGTGGGAATGATCGTATTCTTTTAAAGGTGCTCAACGGTTTGCAATTCTGCAAATACAAAGAGATCTGCGAGAAAAAACCATCGCAAGAAAAATACTTCAACGGTTGGATGGAACGCGTATAAACAATTATATATGAAAACAAAATTACTATTTGCAATCCTGGCACTAACAATATTTAGTGCTTGCAGTTCCAGAAAAGCTGAGACTCAAAAGAAAGTAGAAAAACTCTCAGAGATCACACAAAACGAGATCAAGACTTCAGATTCAGAAGTATTTGAAAGTACCAGCATTTCTAATATTCAGGAAAAGAATATTAAAGCAACGCCTCAAGATCCGGAAAAACCTTCTTCTTTGAATGTGACTGGTAACACCGTTACCTGGCAAAATGCTGCCCTGGACATTACAAATAAAAAAGAAAATTCTACCAATACCACCAATGGTTCCAAAGCTTCCTCCAAAGAAGATAATAGCAAAAGCAACAAAGATTCCACCGTAAAAGAAAAAGGGAAAAAAGTGGAAAGAGAATCTATCTCCTGGGGAGCAAACCTTGGGATCATCTTCGGGATAATTGCCGGATTAATATTGCTGTTTTTTTATTTTAAAACGAGAAAACTAAGCATTTAAATACTACTGGTACACAGCTCACTGCTCACTGAATTTCCCTGTCCTTTTTTCTCATGCCTTCAAAGATCAAATTTGAGGTATGAAGGAATTTTTTAGATACTACATCATTACGCCGGTAAAGGATCTTTTCCTCTATATGGCATTAGTCCTTTTTGGCAGAAACATTACTATGGCCAGGAGTTGGAACCAACTCACAGCAGTTCAACTTTGCGGAGTTGCTGCAGCGCTGGAGCACTTCCACAAATTAAAAGATTGCCATCCTAAAGAATTTCAACCTGCGCATTATTCTAAGCTGTATGTAGCCTTAGTGAAAAACCTTCTCAGGGTTAATAATTTCGGAAAAGTATGGATTGCATTATGGCAAATTCCATCAGAAGAATATCAGGATTATGTAAAATTTCTTCTTGGAGAAATTACCAGGACAAATTTTATTCCTGCATTTCGGTTAAAAAAGGAAACTTATTTCCCTCCTGCAGATCGTCTTCAGAACATCAGCATAAAGGAGTTTTCTTTTATAGACTCGCTGTATTATAACTGGAGAAAAACGCAGGATATAAGATATCTGGATATGCTGTGTGCTACACTTTACCGTCCGGCCGGATCCTCCTCAAAAGAAATAGATCCACGCAGAAGCTTCGATAAGTTTTTTGTGGAGAAAGATGTAAAAGCTATCAAAAGGTTGCGGTACAGAAAAAAGCTGGCCGTTGCATATACGTATGAAGGTTGCCGGAACTATATCGTAAAACAGTATCCACATGTTTTTCCGGCACCCGAAAAAGGGGAGAAGAAAATTAAAAAGATTCAAGTATCCTATACTCCTTTCGGAAAGCTGCTGCACTTCAAGATCCAGTTTGATCACTCTAAACTAGATCTGGTTCAAAACCTGAATATCCACGATTTCTTTGGCCCTTATGAAAATGAGCTTATAGAAATGAAAAATAAGAAAGAATGAGCGCCCCAACCCACAAGCCAATTATAGACTATTTCGAGAGTCTGAATAAAAATTTAAAAGACTTTCCGGAGAAATCATTCTTCAGGATGGATCTGGAAGAAATAACTGGAAGTTTTAGAAGTGGGATAAATTTTCCTGCCATGGTAGTGGAAAGTCCTGAAGGAGACACAGAAGGCTCCTCAATTCATTCTTCTAAGGTCAACCGTAGATTCTATTTTTCAATATATCAAAAATGTCGTGCCGGAAATTTTGATCAACAGAATGAAATGCTGGATCAATGTGAAAGAATTGGTCTAAAGATCATTGCCAGGATGCGTTATGATGCACGCGTTACAGGTCATTTTTTACATAATAAATTTCAGTCGGAGACAGTGAAATGGGTAAAAGAAGGACCAATATTTACTGAAGCTTTATATGGATTTCAATTCACAGGAATTATTGCTGGTGATGAGTCTTTAAAGTTAGATGCTGCAGATTGGGATGATATTGACTTAACCTGTTAATATGACTGCTGACGAAATTAAATCCAAAGAAAAGCAAATAGGAAGAACTGCCGCAAAGATGGCACAAGCCTATTTGCATAGTGTTTTGGAGCAAAAACTGAACCTAAGAGGTAAAGGAACCAATGGGAAAAAACCACTTCTAAAATCCACCAGGATTAAGGAAAAAATGGGAGACTATAAATTATTGGGGCTTAACCTACAATCTACTAAAACTGGTTACATACTTAACTACGGTTTTACAGGCCAAAGATCGGCAACATCTGTTTATTTAAAAGCTGATCGGTATGAAAAAACAAGAACACAACGAAAGCGGCATTCTTTTAATCTGCCAGCACGAGAAATTTTTAGTGACATCTACATTAAAAGCGGAGCTGTGGACTATTTGACCACCGAACTATCGAAAACCCGAGGACAAAGTGTAGAAGTACTCCTGGAACAAATGATAATTAAATTCAATTCTACTGATGGCAAATAATAACGCATTAAATCTTACTATAAAGGTAAATGGTCGAGAGGTAGAAAATACCATGAAGGATCTTACTAGAGAGATGTATAATCTCAGACGGGAAGTGAATAAGAATACAGAAGGAACGGAAGAATATATAAAAGCTAATAAAGATCTGGCTATAATTGAAGCTGAAAGAAAAAAACAAATTGCAGCTCAAAAAGCATTTAGAGAGGAAATTGCCCGCTCTACAGATACTATAGATGAACAGGCCTCTGCAATGCAGGAGTTTGGAAATAATTTTGCTGATGCTTTTTCAGCGTTCCGATCTGGTGATGTATTAGCATTTAAAACAGCAATGGCAGGAGTCACTGCCCAAATTAGAACCGCCACTATTGCCTCCCTTAAATTTATTGCTACTCCTATAGGGTTAGCGCTAGTTGCACTTGCAGGTATTGGTATTGCTGCAAAAGAATGGTTTAAATATAACGAAGCCGCTTTAGAAGCTAATAGAATCACCCAACAGATCACGCAGTTAAGTGGCGAAGCTTTAGACCAGGCACGTGTTAGAGCTACAGCACTTGAAAAAACCTTTGGCACCGATTTTAAAGAATCTCTTACTGCAGCTTCTACATTGGTCGAGGCATTTGGAATTTCTTATGAAGAAGCGTTTGATAGAATTGAAAATGGCCTTATTAGAGGTGGAAAAGAGAATACAGAATTTCTGGATAGCATTAAAGAATATCCAAAGCTTTTTGCTCAGGCAGGATTCACTGTAGAAGATTTTCAAAGAATCGTGAATACAGGAATAGATATGAAGATCTATTCTGATAAACTACCGGATGCTATTAAAGAATTCTCTTTAAGTCTTATGGAAGAAACTGAGGCTTCTCGTGAGGCCTTAGAAAACGCCTTTGGAAAGGAATTCACAGATAAACTTTTTAATGGAATTCAGGATGGAAGCATCACTGTAAAAGATGCCTTAGGCTTAGTTGCGGGTGAAGCTGAAAATATTGGATTGAATGCACAGCAGGCACAGTTGTTAACTGCAGATCTTTTTAAAGGTGCTGGAGAAGATGCAGGTGGAGCTCTTTTAATTTTCGAGGCTGTTAATAGATCTCTAATTGATCAAGAAAGAGCACTAACACCTTTAGAGGCAGAGCTTCAAAGAGTGGCAGATGCTAATAACAGATTGGAAGAAGCACAGAACGATGCGCTTAAGTCCGATCAATATTCAGCCTTTGTTAACGATATAAGTGTTGCCTGGATCAATTTTAAAGCTGGATTTTTTGAAGGAATGAATTCTGTTCTTGAGGGTCTATCTAAAGTCGATACAGGATTTAGAAAATTTATTTTTCAATCTGTACAAGCCACTAAAGAAGCTTTCACAGGTTCAGATAATTTCTTTGCAGCATGGGAGAAAAAAGGAGATGAGTTTGATAAAAAACAGGCAAAACGAGAAAAAGCTGCTGCTGCACAACGTGATGCCGAAAAAACAAAAGTAAATGCTCCGGAAGTATCCAATTCTAATAATTTAAAAGAGCAAAAAGAAGCAGCAAAACTTGCAGAATCTAGAGCTAAAGAAGCTATTGCAAATGAGAAAAAACGTCTGGAAACTATTGAAAATCTTCAAAAAGAATATGCAAAGAGAAAAGAAGATCGAGAGGCAGATACAGATAAGAAAAAAATTGAATTAGAACGTGAGCGTGAATTGGCAAAAGCTGCGGAGTTGGAAGCTTCAAAAGAGGTAACAGATGCCATTAATGCCGAATATGATGCAAAGCAGCAAGAAAAAGAGCTGGAAAACTTAAAAGCATTCCAGGAACGCAAACAAGCCTTGATAGATGAACTTTCTATCGCCCAAAAGGAAACTGATGAAGAAAAGCGCCTGGAGGCAGAGGAAATTAGATATCAAAAAGATCTGGAGAAATTTGAGGAGGAGCTTAAAAAGATTGAATTAACTACCGATGAGAAAAACCAATTTAAGCAGTTACTAGAGAAAAATCATCAAGATAAGATCTATGAGATTAAAGAACAGGGACTTTCTAAACAACACGACCTAGAAAAAAAGTGGGCAGAAGCTTCAGTTCAGGCAACTAAAGATCTTGAAATGGCAAAAACAAACGCAGCATTTGCAGGTGTTGATGTTTTAAAGTCGGTTTTCCAAAACAAAAAAGGAATCTATAAAGCCTTGTTCTTAATTGAAAAAGGAATGGCAGCTGCAGAAGTCTTTACAAATACCGCAAAATCTTTAGCAGCAATTAGTGCAAATACAGCAATTGCAAATACAGCAGCTGTTGCAGCAGCTCCATTAACATTTGGTATGCCGTGGGTGGCTATAAATACCGCTACAGGTTTAAACCAAGCTGCAGCAGTAAAAATAAATGCAGCCATTCAATTAGGATCAATTGCCGGAAGTGCTATTGCGGGTTTTGCTAAAGGAGGTGATACTACACTTTTTGGAATGGGATATAAAGATGAAACTGGTCACGAAGTGGCTGGAGTTGTCCATGTAAACGAATATGTAATTCCGGAAGTTGTAAGAAAAGATCCAGAAGTTCCGGAGATAATTAATTATCTGGAGAAAAAAAGAAAAAGCAAATTAGGTTTATATGCCGATGGTGGAGATGTTGGAACAGATACTTTAACGCTGCCTTCCAATTCCGGTTCCGGATCTGGAGGTGATGGTTCCAGACAAATACAACTTTTAGAATCTATTTTGGAGGCAGTAGGAATAACTGGAGATATCTACTTTGGATATGAAGCTGAACAAAAACGAAAAGAGGCTGAAAAGAAATTAGACGCTGTAATAGCTAAAGCAAAAATTAAAAAATAACAATGGCAATATTTAATCCAAGTATATTAAGCATTACCTACAGGAAAAATTCTAGTGCAATTCCAAACACGGTAGTAGAATTAACTCCGCAATATCCATTTGCTAACATTAGCACAGTAGAAGTAGCAGAAAAACCTTCTTGGCTCAAGGTTATTTTAACTGACCTAGAGAAGGAAGATGATGGGCATGTTACAAAATTGTTTTACAACATTGCCATAGATCCTGCCTATGCCAATAATTTAAGTGTTGGTTTACAAACGGCAGAAGTCAAAATTAAAGGGAGAGTAGAATCTTTTCCGGTTATTGGTACCCAAACCTGCACCTTAAAAGTAAATTTAAGAGTGTTGGCTTATACGCCTCTATCACTAAGTAAAAAGAGCTTTGTTTTTCAATATAAAAGAGGAGAGGTTCCTCCAGCTGCTCAATTTTTAGCCATCTCTACGCTAAATAACTGGAGCATTGTTTCAGATCAACCCTGGCTTACTTTTTCTGCAGATAACGGCTCCGAAAATTCTACCATATCCTTAACTGCAGATCCAGCAGGTTTAGATGCCTATACCAATGTTGCCCATTTTGTGGTAGATGATGGAGATAGCCAGCTAGAAGGAATTGTATATTTTTATATTTCAGGTACAGATAATGAGGAAGATTATCTAATTGTAACTCCTAACGTTTTAGAGTTTTCTGAAGCCTATCAAGCCATCCCAGATAAAGTAAAATCTATAAATATAGATGCCTCTGTCTCCATTAACGTTTCCAGTAATGTAAACTGGCTTCAAATTACTCCAGACAATGCGCTTGCCGGTGTTAATAGAATTGAAGTTAGTACTGTTAATACTGAAATCTTGGAAGTAGGAGCATATCCTGCTGAGATTACCGTAAGCAGTACTTATGGAGTTAGTATTGTAAGCGTATTACTACAAATTGTAAAAGAAGAAACTGCCGGAATAGAAAATAATGGCTTTTATTTTGCAGAAGATCGAGTAACGCTTAACATGACCAACGCTGTTGTAAATGCAGAAACGGTACTAGATTTTACTACTCAGGGAACGCTGGAAACTAAAAAATATAGAAAGCGAGTTCCTTTCTTTAAAAATGCAGCTTCGGTACTTATTGGCCAGGAAACAGATCTATTATTAAAACCTCAGTTACTGCCAGAACTTTATACCCACAGCTTTATTCCTGTAATACCTATTCGTTATGATTTTACGGTATATGACAAACAACTAGGGAATGCTGTATTGGAAGAAAGAGCTGCTTATCAAAATATTACTTTTTTAAACGGAAGCACTCCAAAAAAACAAAATATTCTTACCTATTTGCCGAGTAAAATTACCGTTCCTGCAGATGCTGTAATCGCTTTTAATTTTATGAGTGATGAAGCTATAGAACAAGCAACCATTACTGGAGCTTACACCGGGAATGTGTTATTGAACATTAACGGATCCAACATTTATGGAGTTTTTATTCAGCTTTCAGATTATGAACTGAGTAAAGGAGACAGCATACAAATTGCAGCTGGTCCAATTAATCTAACTGTTACTGTTAAAGCTACTGCGTTACCCACCACTCAGATTATCTGGTTGAATGAATGGGATTGTCCGGAGATTTTTAATGCAGACAGTATTTTTAAAATCACTTCAGAAGAAGATAGTGTGGTAGCGGTAAATAGTAGAGGCGGTAAAGAATATTCTACCGTTATAGAAGTAAAAAACCCTAAGAGTTTTAGCTTGAGCACCGGGAATATCTATTCTGAAGCTGAAGAAGTTTTTCTAACCAGAATCTTAGCTGCAAAAAAAATATGGTTGCAGCATGGCAATGCTAGATTTGAAGTGCTTAGGAACTTTAGAAGCCTTACAGAATCTGAAACCAGGAGAACCAACAGAAATATTGATTTGAAATTTAAAATAGCCGTAGAATGATCATTTTTCAAACAGCAACCTTCCAATATGATCTTAGCAATACCGGAATCTCTCTGGCAGAGCAGAATGATATTTTTAATGATGATATAGACAGAAATTACACTTTGCCTTTTGCTATTAAAGGAGATGCAGAATTGCTTACCAAATTAGGAATTCCAACGTTAGAAAATATTTCAGATCTCGATACTAAAATTACGGGAAGATTAATTGTGGGAGATAATCACTACCCTGCAACTTTGTTTTTAGGCCAGATCACAGGAAAAATAATTGAATGTAATATCACATTTGGAGAAGAAAACATAAGCACTTATGATACAGATTTAAAAGACCTACCATGGCCAGTGAATGTTGCAGCAGATATTTTGACTTTTGCCAGGAGTAAATCTCAAAGCAATTGGCCGTATTCGGCGTTTGCATTTCCTATGATCTATCGCCCGGAGATAAGTAAAGAAACAAATTATGATCTTTTTGAAGGTTTTGTAAATAATTACAGCAATGGTGCGTATTTAGGGAACGAGGTTGATACCTCTGGTCCAGAACCGGTGTACATCAATAGAAATGTCCTGGCACCTTGCCCCTATCTTTTGGAGATCCTTAAATTCGGATTTAAAACTGCAGGGAAGAAAGTTATTGGCGATATTTTTAAGGATGAAGTGCTAAAAAAAGCGGTGTATATTCCGCAGAATTACTTAGAAAAATTTAGAGGATCTGAATATGTAAACTTTTCTTTTGGAATGCCAACTTCTACGGAGGTGGTATTTAATAGAATTGTGTACGGTATTTATGAAAAGAAAATCACCCCACTTTCCCAGGGAACTTATGAGATAGATTATAACATTAATCTGGATCCTGTATTGGCCCGATATTTCGAATTCACCATTTTTAGAGAAGATTCTTTATCTCAAGAACGTACCATTTTATTCCAGGCATTATCTAAAGATAACAGAGTAACGTTGGATGAGAAATTTAGCGTGAACGTGGAAGAATTAGATAATTTCAGCCCGATTATTATTCAGTTAAAAATCCTTCAAACCAATCAAAGTATTACAGATTTTAACAATTTTGAATATTCTTTTAAGGGAGGACAGTTAAACGAATTCCCTTCTGTATTCACTCTTTCCAATTTTATGCCGGATCAAACTTTTGGGGAGTTTGTAAATGAGATGAAGAACTGGTTAAATTTAGATATTACCCCTAATGAGCGTTATGTAGAAATTAACTTCACTCAAGATTCTATATTAAAAAAGCCGAGTGTAGATCACAGTCATTTAGAAGATCCGGATAAAAAGATCACTCATAACTCTAACAGGTTTTACAAGCTGAGTTATGCCAATAAAGAACAGGTATTTTATAATAAAAACGGACAAGTATATTCAGACATCGATGAAGAAGGGAATGAAACAGTAGAAATTAAGATGGATGTGCAGCCTCTGGCCGTAGAGCGAAATAAAAATATAACCACTGCAGTGTATCCTTCAAAAAAATCTAAGATAGACTTTTCTGTGTACGATGGTTTTGACGCTAATAATTTACCAACCTGTTCTGCATCACTTTCAAAAACCTTGAGTTTAGATAATGTTACCAAAGACAGGTGGAAAACCTGGATCTATTTTAGAATAAACTCTAAAACCTTTAAAGAAAATTTTGAATGTTCTGTTTTTGAAAATATATCTATTGCTGCACTTAGCAAGAAGTACAACGAGCTGCATATTATTAAGAAATTAACCAGGAAGATCTTGTCTGAAAAAAGAATGAAGGTAGATGTAGAAAGTGAGACTTTTTAAGACCAGGAGCCATCAATATTTTGCCAGACTGTTTGCTCATTTCCATTTTCGTCAAGAAAAACCATTGGTCTACATAAAGTTTGGCATTTATTGTTTAGACCTTCTCTTAATCGATCAATGTAGCCCTCATTACAAGCGACAAACTCTGCATCTATATCCCATGATTTCACGATATCTTCAGTAACGTGTTTTGTTTCACTCTTTCTGCCGTCCTTTTCTGTAACGGAAATAGTAAAAGATTCAGGATTTTGATTGCTATTCTTCACTTTTGCCATTATATAATTTTGAAGGTTTATTGTATATAAATTTATAGAAAAATTGTATTTCTATTCAGAGCGCTTGTTTTTTAAGGTCCTCATGAATATTTCATCATAAATTTTGAAGTCTACTTTTTTTGCATCCTCTCTTCCAATTTTTTGAAATAATTTGCTTAAAGCAAATTCTTCATCCTGGCACGGATGCGGAACAAATGGACGTAATCCACGTCCGGCATTCTTATCATCTGCAGAATGAGAAGAAATAAAGCCGCCATTCTCGAATTCTATTTTAGATCTAGAAGTCCTCTCCAAAAACCTTAGCTTTTCTTCATTAATTTGCATTGCTTCATCGAGATAGGCTTCATGAAAATTGTAGCCTCCTGAAATTCCAAGAGCAGCGTCTAGAATATTATCGAATTTGGATTTTGCCATTAAAAAGCTGCTTTAATATTGGAATTAATTTTATCTAGAATGGTTGAAACATATTTTTCAACTGTGATTTTTAGCATATCCAGAGTATCAGATTCTACCTTATGATTGTGAATATATTCATCACCGATTATTACAGAAATAGATCCAGACCATTTTTCCGGTGCAGCATGTTTGTGAGGTGGATAAAAACGAGAACTGATTTTGCAAATATCTCCATCATAATCCAGTTTTAAACCACAGTCCCAGCTCCATTGGCAAATATTAACATCTATATTAGATTGCATTTCCCACTCTCTGGCAGCTTCCCACATTTCTTCTGAATTAACACCCCAAAATTCTCTATTGTCGAGTTTGGTTTTAAATTCTGTTGTATCCATCACCAGTTAATTAATATAAAAAAATTAAAAAATTCCTGCAGAGCTGGAAGGCAGGATTCGAACCTAGCTTACATCTCCCCCTATTTAAAGACTGCGACCGTTACCAAGGTGAACATAGCTCTACTTCGTCAAGTTGCAGGAATATACTCAAATATATAAAATAAACCTATAGGTTGATTATTAGAAGTCTATGGTAAAAAGATCTGAATGATCTGCAGGGATAGTTTTGCGGTGTCTTCTTATATAAGCTTTAATACCGGCTACACTTTTATGCGTAGTGTGTGGCATTAGCTCCAGCAGCGCTTTCATTTCTCCATATCCTTGGCCCAGAAGGGAATCATATAAATCCATAATTGCCGTGTGTCGTCCGGAATACAAACCATATTCTCTTCCAAAACCCAAATTGTCTTTTATAATTTTAAAACGCTTAGAAAAATGATCGTAGCGAGACTGCAAACTTGCGTCCCAGTCTGCAGGTTGATCTCTATTGGTAAAAAGGTAGAATTCCCCAGGATATTCCTCAAGCTTCATGCCTTCAATAGTGGGCTTAAGCTTGTCAATAATTCTTCTTACACTCAAGATCTCAGTTTTAGTTTGCACCTTGATCAGCCAATTGTCGGTATTCAAAGAATTTACTTTTAATCTGCAAATTTCTCTGGGCCGGAGTAATGGATATAATATAAAACTAAAGAGTGGGATAAGATATGGATCTGATCGTTGCATTTCAGCTTTTAGGAGTGCCAATTCCTCATGAGTAAAGGCTTTATTATTTATCGGTTCAGAATCTATATCAGGAATATCCTTGATGAAATTTACAGAAATAAGCCGCTCATTCTTCATAGTGGTAAACAAAGCAGATAAGCTGGCCTTATGATTGTTTATGGAAGATCCAGACATTTCAAGTCCGGTTTTTTCATTTACATACTCAAATCGAAGCCAGTCCAGGAACTCATAAAAATGATCTACGCTAAATCTATCCGGATTTAATCCATAATACCCATTAGCCTTTGCCCATTCCAGGAACCGGTCTTTGTGGAATTGATACCCTTTAAGTGTAGTAATGCTTTTACCTCCCTTGGCCTTGATCTTATAGGCATAATTTAAAGCATCTGCAAGAATCATAGAGTCTCCACGTTTCACCACTTTTTTAGCTTTACGCTCTTCAGCATCCGGAATCCATCCTCGCTCTAAAGCAGTATGTAAAATAGAAACCAGGTGATTCCCGGCAGCTCTCCGCTCTTTGGCAGATGGTAGCCTATTCATTTTCTTAGTGTAGGAGAATTTTCTATCTAAAGGTCCATTGGGAGAGGTCCTCCAATAGAAATAGGCATACCAGCGTTTTCCCGGAGCTACGGTAGGTTTACCATTAACCCGAGGAATAAAAAGTTTAGGTGCAGAATATCTCTTTTGCGCCATAGAGATCTCAATAGAAAGATGAGAATTTATAGGTTCGAATCTAGGTACGTTTTTCTTTTTCAT